CACATCGCCACCATCCACACGGAGGGAGGTGCGGTACACGTAGGCACCTGCAGGCACCTTGATACCATCGGTGATGTCCGCCCGCACATCCTTTTGGAAGTCGGGAGAAGGAACGATCACGCTGGCATTCAGGAAGGGCTGCTCAGCGCTGTTCTGACCAGAACCGTAAGGCTTGGTGTAGTAAGACAGCTGGTTAGTGGTGCCGAGAGCCTGATAGCTCAGGTCAACATAACCAACAGCCTGCTGGGCAATCCAACCGGGACGGAACACCACACCGACAGGACCGCCGACAGGCTGACTGGTCAGATTGGTGGAAACACCGTTCGCGTTGTCATACTGAACGGTTTTCTCTTCGTGCCAATAACGAAGAACGTTGGTGTAGTTACCAGGATAAATCTTGGCAACGTGCAGCTGATTAGAGTTAATAGCCATTTTTAGTTACCTCCTCAAGCGTCGAAAGAGTAGGCAACGGTGACGAAATCAGCGTTCAGGAGTTCGAAACCTGCGTACAGGCTCCAAATCATCATGATGAAACGGCTGAAGTCATCATTGTTGTTGAGCAGCACCTGGGCGTTGTTACCGCCGATGCCCACGCCAACAGACTGAGGACCGAAGAACATACCAATTGCTGCGTTGTAGTCAGCAGTGGTAGAAGCAATGGTCGCATTCTGCGTTTGAGTAGGCATGTTGGTGCTTTCGAAGAAGCGCACGCCTTCAAACACGAAGCCGGTGGGCATGATCGGTTCGCCGGCCACGAAGGTGGCTTGACCGAAGCCCTGACCCATGTAGAGAGCAGCGTTGGGCTGCATCCCGGACATGAGGGGGTTGATCTGACCGTTGCCAGGATAACGAGCAACTTCGCGGAAGTCGCTGTTCTGACGAAGGTGCATCAGGAAGGTAGGATCGCAAACGCAGCGATAGAAACCATCCTGGTAGGTAGGAGTGTTCCGCTTGCGCAGGCTCTTCACCACGCGCAGCAGGTCATCCTTAACGTCGAACTTAGCTTGCTCGGCGTTGGTATAGGTCAGAGCACCGGTAGCGAGATCGCCAGGGAAGTAGTAACCGCCTTGGGTATCGCTGGACTGACCTTTGGAAACAGCCTTCAGGAGTTCATTGATGAACACCCGGTCACGCCAACGACGATAGTCGTCAAGCAGAGTCAGGCTGCCGATCGATTGGTGGAAAGTGGTGAGGTTACCAGTGTCCAGCAGCAGACGCTGGGCAGTGATAAGGGTCTCACGTGCGATTTTGAAGGTGCTGGGCTGAGTGGGATCACTCGGGTCAGCAGGGCCGGTGTACTCGCGAAGCGTCACGAGCACCTTATCCTTCACGATATTGCGGCTGTTAGCAGTACCGATGGTCTGCTCAGCAGTACGTTCGCGAGATTCTTTGGAGCCGGGGTTACCGAAGAAACGGTAACGATCAAGCTGCACAGTCTGGCCGGGTTGCTTCGAGAAGTCGTGAACAACCACAGGCTCCGCAGCCATCTCAACGATGTATGCGGGGTGAGGACGGTACAGTTCAGCACCAAGAATCTTCGGAAAATCATTATCGATAAACATCGATAAGACTCAGAAGAAACTACAAATAAATCTTAACTCCTCGTGAATACTATTAAACAGTCTTTGTCGCATTCATAGCGGTTAAGCACCAGGGCTAAACGTACGGATGATGCTACGGATACCCTCGCCACCGACACCATAGATCGAACCATAGTTACTTACGTAGCGAGAAGAGTGTCCCCTATACATATTCCTGATTACTGTGCTCATCTGTCCGGGTAGATCGGATCGCACTGCCTCGACATAAGACTCGCAATAGCTTGGGTAGTGATAAACCCACGCTGCCCGCGAACCAGAGGTGTCGTTAGTGGGGTTTGTTAATGCAGGGAAGCGAACCCGAGGATAAATACCAGGACCCCCTGTGCTTCCTTGACCTCCTGTATTAGCTTCAGGTGTTTTAAAAGGATCATATGATTGGTTATCAGGGACATTAGGCCCAAACCAGGTATAGGAGCCTTTATCTCGCAGACCAGGCTGAGGGCCAATAGCCGTCTGCACCGTGGCATTTGCAACCGAGAGTAAACCCTGCCGCCTGTAGCCGTCGTAAACAGTTAGGAGACCCGATGCCCGTGGAGCCTTATCGTCATAATCAGTCCAGTAACCAGAAATACTCCTAGTTACAGCACGCCAATCTGTAGAAAAATACCAGGGACGTGTTTCTAAAGGCGTTACAACCCTGAAGGCACCACCCATCAAGGTAGAAGTAGTCCCGAAGTAGTAGAGGTTATCAGGGGCTGAGAAAGGTACAGTAAAAACAACTTGAGAGTTAGCTGAACCTGCCGTACCGCTAACAACGACACCACTCGAGTAAACAGTTCCGCTAGTTAGAACAGTTATTAGTCCGCTGGGGTAGACCACAGAGCAACCGCTTGGAAGCTCTCCACTAGGCCCAACAGGATAAGTAATTAAACATCCAGTATTCGGTGTCCCGCTGTAACAACCGGAAGGTAGGTTGTCGTAACCAGAATTAGTACATCCACTTAAAATTCCACTGGCAACCCAGTAACTTGAATCAGTAATAGTGTGATAGCCATCAGGGGAAGTAGAGAATAAAACCCCGTTACCGACGTTACTAGCAGCAGACTGATCGAATATATAGATCGCTCCTCGACGAATCTCTAGGGAGGGTTTTGTTATGCCGTCGATTATGTATTCATCTTGAATGCCGCTCGCTAACAAGCCGCTTACATAAACTACAGAACACCCACTAGGTAGCTCGCCACTAACACCCACAGGGTAAGTAATACTACAAGCAGCGTCAGCAGTGACGCTATAACAACCTGAAGGAAGATTGTCATACCCTGAGTTTGTGCATCCACTCAGGATACCGCTCGCGGTCCAGACTTCATAGTAATAGCTGTTTACTGTTACATAGTGCGTCTCAACAATCTGTTCCGGCTCTACGGCATAATTTGGCGGACCGAGTGCAATAACACCAAAATCTGCTCCGTAATCCTCGACGCCATACCAGGTTTGCTGAGTTCCCGAGGGGTATACATAGCCACTAGAGACAGTTGTATAGGTATCAGTTAAATTCAGGTCATCAGCTGTCTGCTGTGGACCAGATTGAATTGAGTGGTAGAGATTTTTGTCGTACTTCCAATTGGTCTCGGAGAAATATGTCATTACTTAAGGAGTTGCTCTTAAATTATTTTAAACGGCCCGTTTAGAATCAAATAAAATATTAAAGGCAGATGTCTTCTGGGTATCGGTTTATTTCCTTGTTCCTGGAAAACCCAGAAACAACTGCTGCCGCCATCTCAGGTTCCGTAACGGAATCTCTTGCGCACCCGAGGAAGCTGAAATTAGTGCTTCCTTACCTGATGAAAGCACTTATCGTCGGTTTCCTGTTAGCTAAGTTTGTGAACCCCGCTATAGCGGAAAAGCTAAAGCTAAGTCAAAAAGAAACACTCGCTATTTCCTTTATAACGGGATTTGCTGGACTAAAAATAATCAACATAGGCGAAAAAGCAATCGACAAGGAGCTTGAACGCCGGATCTATATAGCTAAGAACGCGCTTCAGTCAATTACCACGGATTCCTCGAAAACCGGCGACGATTCCTGAACCTCTGAAGTCACTTCAGTAGTTTTGGTAGAGGGTTGCTTCTGAGCACGCTTATTTGTTTTCTCCTCTTTACCTCTGTAAAAGCCAACAGATCGCATGAGTTTTAAACGGTTAACTACAGCTTACCAATAAAAAACCCCCTATTTCTAGGGGGTTTCTTTTTATAGGCGAAAGATCAGGCGCCTTCCATAAAGAGCAGTTTGCTACGCAGAGCATCAGGACCCATGCCCTGAAGATAACGCCAAGCGTTTTCCGGAGAGCGGTTCATCACTTCCGAGAAAGCTTCCCACTGATTTTGGGGATTAACACCTTGGACGCTGCCGCCTGCGTTTGCAGGGGGAGCAGGCATGTCATAGGAGGGCTGATAAGCCTGGGGCTGACCCTGGGCAACGGGCTCATCAATGTCCACGGGGACCACTTCGGTGAAGAAGCGATCAGTGTACTCAGCAAGCTGGTCGGGGTTAGTCAGGATAGTTTCCATAGCACCCGAACGGGAAGCTAAGGCATCCATACGCTGAGCTTGATCGATCAACAGATCTTCGAGAGCACAGGCATACTGATTGAGAATGCCAGGGGCTTCGATACCGAAGTGCTCAACTACCTCGGCGCTTACGTTGCTTAGGGCTTGATTGCTGCTGGCCGTAGAAGCCGGCGAGGAAGTTTGGGTCTGTGAGGCGTTGGTATACGAGGTCGGCGCTACCTGCTGTTCCTGGTAAGCCCATGGCTGGGCCTGTAAAGTCGGATTGGGCTGTTGAATAGCCTGAGGTTGAGTCGCCAGGTAAGGCGACTGTTGAACCTGGCTGGGGGACGGTTGCTGTAAGTTCGTTTGCGCCAGCACCCGCTCCAAGGTCCCCATAGCCGCCTCCCAGGGATTGCTGGGGGAGGATTGAGACGTTGACGGGTTGAACTGGGGATTGATAGAAGGGGCCGAAGCCGGTTGTACCTGCGACGGCGGTTGGGCTGTAGGTACCGAAGCTACCGCCGGGGTAGCTGTTTGCGCCACCCATTGCGGGTAGGCGGTTGAGCCCTGGTCCGAGGATACCGCCGGGGCTACCGCCGGGGAGACCGGGCTCGGGATCGAAGCTTGGATCTGCTGGCTCATAGCTACCCGAGTAAGTTAGTTCTTCCGCGAGGTGGTCGAATGTCCTGTAAAGGAGCGGAGTGATATTCAGTCTAGGGTCAGCCGCAAGTGGCTGATTAGGCGCAAGTGGATGCGGCGACTGCAACATCTGCTGTAATAATATCAGAAATTGTTGCATCGCTGCTTGAGTTTGTTGCACCATACGGAAAGGAAAACCTTTCAGCATTTCTGCACGCTCAGAGTCAGTCTTTTCAGGAAAAAGAAACTTCAGAGCCTCGATACTATCGACGCCCAGTTCCTGTAAGTTCCGGACAACGATAGATTTTTGGTTTACATCGTACGCGGTGTCCTCATAAACATCGCCCTGGAATCTGTAGGCAACTTCCCGATCACCATCCTCAGGCAAACCAATAACGCCACGGGGGACTGCGTTGTTCTGGATTGCTGTCTGAATCTGAACGTCGACTTTTTGATTGAACTTGGCTAGAGCTACTTGGTACTTTTCAAGAGCCTCAACGCTTACTTCGGTAGGTTCTTTAGGCGGCTTTAAACCAGAGGTAGCGATGAAGGACTCCCGGAAGATAGTTTCCTGGTGATAAATCATCATCTCCAGGAGACGACAGAAACCATAGGTAAGGAAACTTTTGTTCTTACGAAGAGCCGTGGCCTGAGCCCGACCCATCAGACCTTTAATTTCTGTTGCAGTAGCGCCCGCAGAGATAGAGATCTCGTCAACTCCGCCTAAAGCGGTACGAATTTCCTCTCGAAGCAGGAGAACGTACCGGTTCATATCCCCGTTAACGGGGTCCGGAGTCATATAACCGACACGATCCGAAGGCTCGACGTTTGCGATAATCCTCGGTACGCGTAGGCCACCGCCCATCGCAGCTCCGAATGGCTCGCTAACACGGGTCGAAGGAGTGTCAACGCCAGCAAAACCGCTTTGACTACTAATAGTCGGACGGAAGCTCGAGCCGGCATCGGAAGCCTCCACCAGATCACTCCGGGGACGCGAGCTGATCAGCGTGGGGTTACCAAAGAATTCGATATTTTTTGAAATATTTCGAGTCAGCTGATCGTGTAAAACGATCTGCTCCATAAAGGGATCGAATTCACCCTCTCCTTCCGTACCACTTGCGTTGGGTTTATTAAGAACCTCAACAGCAGGAACAAAACCAAGTGTATTTGGCCTCTTTTTGGCAGGAGTTAAAACAGCACCAGGCTCTAGATCGAAGCTGAGCTCAGTATCTGTTTCTACTTCGCTGATTTCTTCGGCAGTAATAGCCAGTCGGACATAACGCTTATTCTGTCCGTAGCTGTTGCTGGGTAAACCTAAATTAGAGTTCTTAACTTTGTAGCTATAGAGAATGATGACTTCTTCAACGTTTCCGTTGATGTCGTGATAGACCCGATACTGATCTTTGTTAAAGAAGTAAATTTGGTACTTAAGCTTTGGATCCGGGCGGAAGTAGAACAGACCGCAACCGTCAATTAAAAAGTTACGAATAATCGCTGGAAAGCGAATATCTAACTTATTAAGAGCGATAACGTCATCAAGAAAACGTCCACGGCTCTTGAACGTGTCCTGATCACAATAAAAAGTCAGACCCTTCTTAATCATCAGAAGGGTCATCTGCTGAAGATGGCTGAGTACAACCATCGTGGCAGCAGAGTGCCCACGGTCTTGAGTCCGCGCCGCTTCTAAGATCTCAGCAAAACGGGTTCTGGTTTCAGAATTAGCGACGCTCATTTACTCAAAAAACTAGGGAACTCAACGGTCTTTCTTCGAAAAAGCCTTGGCTTTTTGAGCTTTCTCCTTAGCACGCTTGTAGACGGCTTTCTTGGCTTCTTCGCCACTAGGAGCACTTTCCTTTTCTCGAGCTTGCTTGAATCTTTCAAGCACCTCGGCTGGCATCTTACTAGCCATCAGGTAAAAGATAACTACGTACTCTTTCCAGTTTAACCGCTCCTTCCGGCAAATCTTCGATGGGATAAGAAGTAATTAGGTGATCCTGACGGCCAAGCATATCAGTAGAGCCCTCTTCTGGAACGAACTCATCACAGAGTTTTTGTACTTCTGGCTTATCCCAAATGTAGTACTCAGCGATAGAGCTTAATTTGAGTCGACGCTTATCACTGTCTCCCATCCAGCTCAAATGCCACCCGGCATCACGGTTACCAAAGTAATAATTATCTTGACTAGCGCGGATAGAGGACAGTGTGCCTAGATCTTTCAGTTGTTTAACAGTGCATACCACGCCGCAACGCCAGTCAAACAGCTCTCCCTCTGGAGATACGAGCTGCCGATCAGCACGCCCATAGTGCATAGACATGCTTAGACGAACGATTTTATCCTTATGTTCATCTACTGCTTTTAAGATATCTGGGATTTTCGCGGGGTTTACGATTTCATCGCAATCAGAGCAAATGAAATAAGTGTCATCCGGGAGCATATGCAGGCCCACGCCGAGTGCATCCCGCTGACCTCGCTCCCGAATCCAAGGGTCTGGTGCTTCTTCAAAGGAAGGAAGCTCGACGTGTAGAACCTGTACTTTCTCCTCGTTGATACCGAGTTCGCGCAGGGTCTCCACGGCGGAGAATTCCTTGTCTACACCTCTATGCGTCTTGTTAGCGTCTGTAATAAGAAAACCATCTACATGATCATAGAGGGTTTTGATGCGCAGCTCTAAGAGCTCCTTTTCGTTAAAGTACGGAAAGCAATCGATCAGCACAAAAAAGCCCAGCCGCTTGATAGCAGCATACTACCGCTTATATCAAAAGGAGAAACGCTTTCGCGAATCCTCGACTTCTTTCTTGGCTCGATTAAGCAGCTCCTCACGAACCAAGGCGACACGGGTGTCTAAATCCGTGTCGAACTGATCGAGAGTGGTTAACGGATTCTGTGGGCGAGCGGGCTGTGGAGACCCATAAGGCTGAGAAGAACTGGTATTTGCTACATAACCAGCCTCTTGCTCGGCAGGAGCAGTAACCCGAGCCATGGCGTTAGACGCCTGCATCTGCGCTTGATAAGCGTCAGAGAATAGTTGCGCGTTTTGTAAGTAGGGGTTCATCAATACAGAGCCCAAACACCTTGAACAGTGCCGCTAATAAAGGCGGTACAAGCAATAGGAATAAGTGTATTGCCGCTGAAGTATTCAGTGGTCGCGTATTGGCCCGGAGCATCGGCTAGCTGAACACTCAGAGTGCCCTTAGTCCCCGTGGCGTTATCTTCAATATAGACTGCACGACACTGAGCAAAATTCTTCTGGCCATCTGCAGGTCGCCACCGGAAGCCGCTTCCAAAAGGAAGAGTTCCAGTCTGCGAATAGATCGACCCGAAAGCGCGGATATCCATTTAAAGGTGTATTTTTCGTAAGTCTAACCCTAACGCTCTGAAATTTCGATCAGTTTTTTGATATACCACTCACACTTCTTAAGATCCTCTAGGCCATTTTTATGTTCTGTACGCCAGAGGTATTTCAGACAAGCACCTCGGCAATACGCTTTTAGACCCTCAACGCCTAAAGCCGCTTCCATAGCATCTATACACTCAATACTACCCTGAGTGTAGTGGGAAGGACTATTAACATTATCAGGACGATGTGAATCAGGCATGGTCTTAAGGAGAGTTAAAGTTAAACCAGGTTAAACATACTATCAGTCGTTATTAGCTGCTTCTCTTCTTTAGAAAGAGCCTCACTATATTTAGTGTCTTGGTGTTTGACTAAACCCCAACTATGGGGAACCACGTGGCCTTCTTTCACCTCCAAAGGCACTACACGGCGGTGTTCTCGGTCTCCGTTTAAATTCTCAAAGGCTAACCCCATCGAAGAACGGTCCGCTATAGGCCAGTTACGGTGTCCGGTTAGGGCATAGGACTTCACAGGATCAAAGCTGTCCGAATCTATATACTCTTGCAAATCACTCCTATCGAGAATCATCAGACCAGCGTAAGGATTTCCCAAGGAAGCGAAACCTATTAAAGAGTCAGAGCCCAGATAATTAAAAGATTCGACTTTATAAGGTCGAGAGCCCCAAACAGAAGGAGTTAGTCCGTTTAAACGCCATACTCTGTAGTTATCAAAAGGCACTTTCTTCTCATTAAGGACTTCGTAACGGCAAAAACCGGGCTCAAGACCCAAAGTTTTCAGTATTGGTTTATAAGTTACCCAATATCGATAGTTATCCTTGGTAAACAGCATGTCATCCTCAGCATAAATATACGTATCGTATGCAGAGGAACCAGAAAGCTCCTTAAGGAAGGGTTTATGCGCCCATGTTAGCGAGTATCCTGTGTACTCAGCAGGAGCTACAACATAATTTATGTTTAACGTCTCAAAATTAGGGTTTAAGGTCTCCTCGAGAATGCTGAGATCTTCCTTACTCTCAAAATCAATGAAAATATAAACATCCTTCGATCCAGGAAGCGAATCGTAGCTCATCAAGCTGTTTAGAAGCGTATTTATACGCTTGAGAGGCTTGTGAGCAGTAAGAATAATCAAAAACGAAGGAGAATCTAGTACTCCACTGAGAAGTTGCCCCTTTTTTGCAGAAATGTCATTAACCATGTGTAAGCATCCAAAAGATCGTCGTGGGAAGTGGCTCCAATGTTGATTAACTGGTCAACAAGAGCATCAAATTTGCGATACCGGTTAAAAATAACCTTTTTATTTTCAAGGAGACCGAGAGTACCCCGGAATCTTGCGATTTTGTCGCCTCGAAATCCTTTGACTTCATGAATATGCAGGTTACTGAGCCCACGTTCGTTTAAAAGTACCCTGCGTAAGTCAGCCGCAAGGGAAGCTTGGTATGCAACGGACTCAACAACGAGCGTAACCGTGGAGTAAGTGGGAAAATATTCGTCATTTTGCAGTCGTAGGATACCCCACTCCACTAACATATCGCACAGAAGGTCAATTTTCTCTAGATTTCCGATAGAACGCACCTGATGTGCGTCAATAATATAGTATTTATCTTGTAAACGGCCTCCCATAACAAAAGCTGTGTAGTCGGAGGTTTCGTTTTTACTCGCGGAAAGGTCAATGCCCACCGCCAGTGAATCGAATTCCGTGACAACTTCGCCTTTTATGATCAGATCTGGCGACAAAACCAGGTCTGAGGTCATTACAGGCTGTTGTTGATACTGGAAAGCAAACGCAACAGGGTCTAATTCTTTCTGGCCGAGGAGGTAGTCCACGCTCCACTGCTCTGGCCAGTAACTTTCCGGCTCACCGTCGCGATTGTATGTAAGCGCTTCTTGCTGAACCTGCTTCCACCCCTTCTGTGGAACGAACATGGTCTTATGAATATCTAGGGGATGGAACCGAGTTCCTAGGCAAATGGCGCGGCCACCCTCAAAGATAATCGGAGCGATAACGGAGGACCAGTTACCGTTCATCTCCTCCCTAATCGAAGGGTTTTTAATGTCGGTAGAGCTTTTAATAGGGTCATCTACGATAACTAGATGAGCACGTTTAGAAGTAATCGAACCTCTAAGTCCTGCAGCCCTTAGAGTAAATTCTTCGTCACCTAATCGGCTAATACCTGCGTAGTCAAAGTCGATACTCCAGCCAATATCGGATTGCATACCTGCCCGAAGCTGAACTTTCGGAAAGACTTTTTTAAATGTGCTTGAGTCGATAATCTGCTTGATAATCCGACTCTTAGGGATTGCCGTAGCGATGTTGTAAGAACAGTAAATAATCTGCAGAGGAAGCCCTTTCGTCGTATGTCTGCCAATAATCCACGCGGTAAAAAGGTTTAGCACTGTGCTCTTAGCGCTACCCCGAGGAGCGAGAATATCTAGGTTTGGCCCTGCAATATCTATTAGGTACCTGTTGCTTTCTCCTGTAATTAAGTGTTTGTGCCACTCGAGCATATGTCGGGCAGGCGCCTTATCCAGAAGAGTACAGAACGTTAAAAAGTCATCCTGCGCTCTAGTGAACACATTATCGATTATCGCTGAGTCTTCTTCTAAAGCTCGTACGGCTTTTAACTTAAGAGCACGTCTATAGGCAAAACTTTCGCGGCTTGGCATAACTTCTAAGACTGCCTCTATACTGGTAGCGAAATTCTACAGG